TCAAATAGTTCATCTGAAATTGATATAGCTGGTGCTTGAACAGAATTAATATTAGGTAAAGTTGTATCTGGTATTGTCGCTATAGGGTTTTTAGTATTAAAATCATAAAAATTATCTTGGTGTTCAAATAACTGAACATTAACTGTTAAATCTTCATTAATCTCAATACCTAACACTCTAAAAGGTTTAGCATCAAAACCACCACTAGGATATGTAATTGCTACTATATCGCCTATTTCTAATTCTAAAAATTCTGATGTTAATGTTAATTGTATTTGTAATTGATTTCTTGATCTTCTTAGAATTACTTCGCAAAGTGCTTCTGCATTATAAGTATTGGTTACATTAGGAAATTCAAAATTACCCTCAAGCAAAGTATCATTATCTGCTGAAAGCATAGTTGCGTGTTTAAATTCTGTTACAACATTACTATCGTCTGCTGGTGGAAAAGAAACTGTATCGTTCTGCCAATTCTTATAAGGATTAACATATGTTCCAATCACTCTGTTGTATTTATTGTTTTTTCTTTCTCCTAAAACTTTTGCACCACCTACTACATGATCTGAGGTTATTGTTTTAACTGCTGAACCTGTTCCCTCGATTTTAAGTTTATAAACACCATTATTATAAGTAAATAATGATCTCATAGGGTTTAAAAGTTTTTTTACATTATCAATTACTTTTTGATTAGTATCTACAACTGCATTAGATTCAAATTTAATAATTTTAGGGATAACATCTGAAATATCTCTACCATTAGTAAAATTAGAACTTAAATTTTCGCTATAAGAACCACCACTAACTCTCCATCTAAAAGTTAAATTGCTATCTGATGGTGCATTACCATAATAAATAATTATAGGATACACAGAACCACTTACCAAAGTTTTACTTCCTGTTGCAGTTTGATTTCCATGCCAGCCACTATTATTAACCACTAATTTTGATGGACTACTGTTTTCTACTTCTTTAAATAAATTATCTACAGTTTGACTTGCATCTCCAATATGAACTCTTGAAGAATCGTCTGAATCAGTTTGAAAATCAAAACTAGCAGAACTTGGTGCTGTAAAATAACCATAATATCTTCTTGAGTTATAAGGGTCTGTTTTTACTCCACTAATAGATGTTTCAGTTGTACTTGAAATTGGAGATTTATTTGTAAAAAAAGGTGGAACATCTCCATAGTACCCTTTAAATAATTCTTGAGTTAAACCAGCAACTTGTGTAACTGTTGTAGTTCTTGGTTGAATTAAAGTATCTGCGTCTGTTGCAGAAGTTTTGAAAGAAGCAAAATCAGATTCAAAAGCACTATCTGGTAATCCTTTTCCATATCTACTATTTCTTAAATAATCTAATAATACTAATGCAGAGTTAGGTGTCCATTTTGTAGTTGTATCTCTTGGGTCATAAACTTTTTTACCTTTTAATGTTACTCTTACTTGTGGAATAGAACTAAAAATATCTTGATTCCATTTAAACCTAAAAGCTAAATATGCAACACCACTTAATTTATGATTAGATGTCCAATTAGTAGAGTTAGTTAATATTGATGATGCAACTTGTGTATCTGTTCCATTAAATGCTTGTACTTGTATGTGAGAACTATCCTTATAAAAATTAGCATCTCCACCAGCTACTTCTCTTACTACTCCATGATCTAAAGCACCATCAAAAATAACTTGTTTATCATCTATAAATATTTGTTCTACTTCTTCAATTTCTCCCTCGCAAAGAACTCCAGCCATATATAAGTATTGATTATCTGTACCTGATGATTCTACAAATACTCTTGTAATTCCAACTTGTCGTCTTCCATATACTACAGGGATAGGTGCGTTGTTTGATTGTTTGTTAATTAATACACCTCGTTCTTCTTCTGGTGTATCAAATTCAGGAATATCAGGAATAGGTATAAGCCACCCAATAAAACTTGTTACAACATTAACAATAGTTTCTACTATACCACCCATTAGTGATAACTCCTTTTAAACTTCTGACCTACTCTATAAATATCATTATCTACTCTTAACCAATTTATAGAATGATCTACTTTTAATTGTTTTCTAAAATAATTATAAACCCAACGCATCATTTTAAATGTATTTTTTATAGATACAATTTCTATTAACCATAAATTATTACCTGAGTTCCATTCGTTAAATTTAATCTTACCTGTTTGTTTAAATCTTTTTTCTACTAAATCATGTATATAAGCCCAATTAACAAAACCAACTAATTGATTGTTGTCATAAAACTTTTTGTATTGATTAAGTTTAATTGATGGTTCTAAATAATTATTAAGTTGTTTTCCTTTATAACGATCAAAATTATTAAATAAATTTATTACATCTTGCATTATGATCTACCCCATTTAATATCTTGAACTGTTTGAGAGGCAAATTCAAAACCTTTGTCTCCTGAAAAATGTAATTGTTGTGAACCTGTGTTTGTTTTTCTACCCTCTATTTTACTAAAGTCTGACCAATGAGAAGCAACTACAATATTAGCATTAGAATTATTAATACTTTCATCAATACTAAAAGATTCTATTCTACCCTTAAATAAAAGAAATGGGTCTGCAATTACTGCCTCACTACTATTTAAAAAGCCTTTATAAACTTCTGCTTCTTTCTCCATATAATTATTACTTAAAAATAAAGATATAATTGTTTGATCTGCACCAGAAAAAGATAGAGTTATATTACTAACTTCTATTTCTGATGATTCTGTAACACTAGATAATCTTGTGAATAATGAAGATGCTGAGTAAGTATTTGAATCGTAAGTAATGTCTTTATAATGATCTGTAAATCTTGAGCCAGAACCTACATTGATATAAACAAGTGTAATAGGTTGTAAGCTATCTGTTGCAAGTTCATTCTTTACTGCTGTTGTTAGTGTTCTCGACATATTCTTCGTAATTTGTTTGGGTTACAGTTTCAGTACCTTTTAACATAGTATAATTAAATTTGCTATTAGGTTTCTTGTATTCTTTAAGATCATTAATACTACTATCAATTTCATCTTCATTAACAATTGCTTCGGCAATAAAATCGGCAGTTATTCTATGGGTTATTTTATATTTTTTCATTATAGATTTTCTATTAAGTCTATCTGATACTTGTAAAGATCATTAGTTACAATAGAATATTCTTGAATATCATTAGAAAGTCTTACAGTAAAATCTACATTGTCATAAATTAAAGCAATATCATTTGCTACATCTGATCTTAAAGGTGGTTCAAAAGTAAGTGTTCCCTCTCCTGTACCATCTGCATCTAAATCTTCTACTGCCATATAAACTTTATCTTGTCCTGTAAATCTAAAATAGTCTCCAGCTTTTAAAATATCATTTGTGCTTGTGGCCATACCATCTATTGTGCAAGTAGTTGCTCCAGCAGAAATTGCACCATCAACACTTATAGTTCCTGAAGCTACTCCTTGAGCATTTGATATGATAGGAGGTGTAACAGTAAATGTATTTAACCTTGCTCGTTGTTTCATTATAAATGCTTTGATAGGTGCAAAGTTTGATCTAGTCATTGGTGCATAATCTAAAGTAATACTAAATTTTTGACCATCAATTTGTCTTGTTTGAACTCTACCAGATGTTGTTACACTTACAATAGTGTTTTGTACTGAACCAATACTAGCGTCTTTAGGTGCTGGAGAAATTGGAAATTGTCCACTCATATTATACTAATGCCTCTTTGCCTTTTTCGTTTAATGCAGAATTAATTACATTAACAATTGTTGCTCTGTTATCAATTAATAATTCTTTAACACCTCTAACATCTGTTGCATTGATTGTAAAATTAACATTTGTTTCTCCACCTCCTGCACCTCTAGCAGATTGTGTTATTTGTCCTGTTGAGTTTGGTACAAACATTTCTGGACCGTTTTCTCCAACTATAATTGGTTTCCCTTTTGATACTGCACCACCTTTTGCAAAGAAACCACCAAAAAAACCACCACCACCACCCAATGCGGTAAGAACAGTTTGAAGTGCAATTTGTCTTTTTAGTGATGATTCTTGTTGGCGCATTACTCTTAATTTATTATTTGATTCTGTTACTTCATCTTTTAAAAATATTTTTTTGATTGTAAGTAATGTTATTTCTTCAATAAGTCTTGCTACAATATTAACAAGAATGTTTTGAGCTAATTGTTTCATTGTTGTATTAAAGTCTTTTCCTAATAATAATACTTCTGCCATTCCTTTCGACATACCTTTAATACCATTGTCAACAATTTTTGATAAATCTTCATTAATTGTTGTTAATTGTTTTCCAATTCTTTCTTTTAATATTTCTCCTATTTTACTAAAACTAAATCCTGTTTCTTTACTTTTACCAGCTAAATCTAATAATTTTTTCATTTGTTCATTAGTCAAAGACATATTTTCTTCTACTTTTTTTAGAAAATCATTTACTGCTCTAGTACTCATCATCCATTCTTCTGAATACTGACCAGCTTTTTGTGTTTCATTATTTATTTCTGATAGAGGCTTTTTAAGTCTTTCTGAAATTTCTAATAAATCTTTGTTTTGTTTTAAAATTTTTTCGTATCCATCTTTACTTACTAAAAATAAACTTTTTCTTGTGTCTAATATCTTTTGGTTAAAATTTGCAAAGCCTTCCAACAATGTTCCTAACTTGGATCTAATTTCATCAATAAATCCTCCTATTATTAATACCAATCCTTTTCCTTTAGCTCCCAACATTAAAAAACCAATTACTCCAAACTCTTGAGCACCTGGAGGTAACGATTTTAAAATTTGCATTAATCCACCAATAGATTTAGCAACAAATTGAAAAACAGGTCTTAGTGCATCAACTAATATTGCACCACTTATTAATATTTGTTTAGTTACATTAATTAAAACTTCTGACGTTCTTTTACTAAATTTTTCTAACAGTTCTCCATTTTCTTCAATCATTTTATTTATAACAACAAGTCCATTTTTAATAAAATCAAAGAACCCAGCTCTATTAGTTTCAAGTTTAAATTTAAAAAGTTTATCTGATAACATTGAGAGTGTTCCTGTGAAAGTAACTGCCATAACTTCCATAGCTTTACCAAACTCTCCATCTGGACCAAATACTTCAAAGAATCTTTCTTTTGTCTCTTTAGCAGTTGCTTTAGCACCAGCTTCAAATCCTAATAGTGCTCTAACACCTCTTTCTCTAAATACATCAGCGGCCGCGATACCTCCAGCAAATGATCTTTGTATTTGTGTTGCTGTCATAGCAAAGTCAAGTCCTGTAACTGTTGCAACATTACCGGTAACTTGTAAAATTTTTGCTAGTTCGTCTGCATCTTTAGATACAACAGCAAGATTTCCTGAAGCCGCAGAAATTTGTTCTAGTGAAAAAGGAACTTTAGCCGCGAAATCAACTAAAGTATTAAATGCTTTGTTCCCTTCTTCCATTCCTTTAAATAGGAATGCAAATCTAACACCTAAGTTTTCTACTTGTGAACCTACATTGACTAATGATTTAACAACTAACGCACCACCTATACCAGCTAATGCACCTTGTATTGAAAATACAGTTCTTTGTAATCTACCTAATCCAGCTTGAACAGAACCTAGTGCTTGTTTTGTTTTATCTTTTGCAAGAATATTTATAAGTAAATTTTGAGCCATATTTATTTCTTCATGTTAGCTTTGGACTGTTCACTTTCATCTAACATAAATCCAATCCAAAGATTAAACTCATATTCACTCATCTGTCCTAGTTCAGATAAATTTATTTTGAGCCTATCTGCTAGTAATAGCATATTTTTAAGCTCTATGTCAGTACTTACTTTTTTTTTAATTCCTCAGCACTTGGAGTTTGAACCATGGCTATAGCTATCTTCGATAGTACATCGGAATCTACTTTATGCATGATTGGAAGTTTATCTTCTAGTGAAAAAATCTTTTCGCCATCTTTATCAATAGCTTTCATAATAACTACATCAGCTAATAATCCAGCATCGTTTAGATTTTCTGTTTTATTAAAAAGTTTTTTCTTTTCTGCAAGAGTTATTGGTTGCCAATAAATAATAGTTGGTTGACCTTTTTCGTCTTGCCATTCTTCCACTTCAATAGATTGAACACCTAGAGACTCAAAATGAGATTTTGCTCTATCAATAATCTTCATAAATTAGATTATACTGTTCCTACTGTTAAAGCGCCTGTACCTTGAAAAGTAACACTTCTAGAAATAACTCCATCTAAAGTATTTGAAATTGACATTCCTGTTACAATTCCACTACCTGTGTATGAAGCATCTCCAGCTGTATTACCCTCTGGAAGTAATGTAAAAGTTAAAGATGAACCTACTGTCATTTCTTCTTGTGAAGTATCTGTTTCGTCAAAATGACATTCAACAGAACCACTAAATGAAGTTCTTCCTGCTAAAAAAGTTTTTGCAGAATCTGATAATGATGTATCTTCAACAACATCGCCTGTAGTTTCTAAAGTAAAGGAAGTTACTTCCCCTGTTACATTAGATCCTGTTTTGACGACACCTTCTTTTCCGTGATGGGTTGCCATGATTTTTTCTCCTTGGTTTTAGTTTTCGAGTTAGCTGGTTTATATCCTAGCTTCTCATAGTGTGCAAGATTATTTTCGTTAATTGTAATCTCGTCATTTCCTTTGAACATTTTTATATCTTTTGCCATAACGCCTTTATAATTGATTTAATCTTCTTCTTCAAGTTCTTCTTCAAAATCTTCTTCATAATCTTCATAAGGGTCTTCATTTTCGACCTCCTCTTTAATTTCTTCACAAAGTATTGAAATCTTATCATTAAGTTTTTCTATTTTGTTAATTTTTTTTAATATACTCATTACACAGTACCAGCTTGATGTTCGTACATTACTCTTACTATCATTGACACTCCACCATAAGGAAACAATGTACCGGCATCAGTTTCAATAGAAACAACTTCGGTATCTAAAGCATTTCCATTTCTAGTTATATCAGTTTCTAATGCTTCTTCGATAACTTCCATTAATTGATTTCTTGCTGTGTCAATATTTGTTTCATTTGTTTTTACAAATCCTGATACTAAAAATTCTAATGTATTAATTCTAGTTTTTGCTCCACTTCCTAATTCTTGATCTTCTTTTATTTCTTCTTGTGTTTGAACTAGTACTGCTGGGAACTGTTGTTCAGATAATTCTTCTAATGGAAAAGGTTGTCTAGTTACTTTTTTAATTGTTATAGCAGTAATACCAGAAATAGTACTTGCTATATTACTTGCAATGTTTTCTCTTGTACTCATAATTTTAATCTTCTTATTTCTTTACTTACTAAATTTTCAAATTGTTTTTTTATAACATTTTCTA